TTCTCAGGCATGGCCACCTCATAATCCCTATCTTTACAGAACTGGACTACATGGGGAAGTAAACCGACATAGAGAATAGGCTTGAAGGGAGACAGGAGTCGAATCCACCCGTCCCATACTCGCATCTTAAACTTCGGATTGAATTGATATCCCGTAGGGCGAAAAGAAAAGTGCTCACTCATTTCTTGCAAGACCGAGGGTTCGGCCTTGATACGCATATGAACTGAGTTGAGGTATTCTATTCCTACGAGATCGGGCATTATAACTTGATGGCCAATAAAACCAAAATAGCAAATAAAAGAAGATTAGTGAAAAATAATTCAACGGCAAGAATAGTGTGATACCACAGCCATCTCGACTCATATACCTTCTGAACATTTTCGTTCTCAGTACCAGGTAATTTATCGATGGCATCTAATACAGGATCATGTGGGTTGCCGTCAATCCAGGCAATGATTTTCTTAATCATCAATATTCTCCAGCTTGGAATTTCAGTACATCTATCATATTTTTGATGATGAAGTTACGAGAGTGAATTGTCTTAATGATGTCTTCAAGATAATCTGCACGGGCAATATGGTAATCGATCTTGAGACCTAGGTTGATAACATCTTTATCCGCCTGAAGATATTTATCTATATCCCCACGAAGAACTTTCAGCTGGAAAGGTCTCCAGCCTCTCTCGGCCAGATCTTCTTCAGCCATGTTTCCACTGTAATATTCGATCTTATCGAGGGTCAGTTCTTTCATCTCAGCCTTATACTTCTTTACACGAAGGGCCTCGTTGAAGAATAGATTATAATATTTGGAGTGGAGTTCTGGTATCCGTTTTGATTCACGGACTAGATTTGTTTCATCGATAGGAGCGTCAGATGCCCACATCGAACTAATGTCTTCAATACTCATATTCAACTCACGCCATTAAAATGGCATTATATCACCATTCGCTGGTAAAGTCAAGACCTCGGTAAATAATTCTTTCTGCTTCTTTAATCACATCTTGAATGCCAGGGTAGTAGTTTAGAACTGATTTTCTCCCTGCGTGATGCATCCTTGGTCGCTGTAGAATGTTATTATGAAACGTTGGGATGTGATCCTTCCAGTCGGGCAGGAGAAGAAATTTATCTTCATAGCGTAATACGAGATCAGCAAAATCTTTACCGATATTATGAGGGCCTAACATTTCCATTGGGCAATCTGGGTTCCAATAATGCTCATCATACCATTGCTCGACTTCCTCCCATGTTCGAGGGCCCTGGGCAAAGAATCTATCATCCACATTATCTAAGAACCGAAAGGTACAAAGTCCTAATCCTTGTGGTCTGTTCTTATAACGTGGGCTTTCATAATCGGCCAACGGTTTGCGATTATCGATCACTGAATGTGTCCACCAATCGAAATAGTTTTGGTAATCGGGTTCTTTCTGAAGTTCTTTTTTAATCGGACCAAAATCTTCTCTTTCATAGTGAAATATCGAGAGGTAATATTCTACTGGGTCCCTTGCTGCCACGTATACGAGTTTATCGGCAAACTCTTCTTCGTTATATCCTATTAACCGACCATGTCGATCGTCATGAAGGCACCCATGACGAAATTGTTTTGGGTGGTGTTTACTTGTTGTCCAGGCCGATGGCCAGGTTTGGTCTACGATAAGTCTTAATGCCTGATAGACATATGTCGAAGCGGATTTAGGGACATCTACGAAATAGGCTTTTTCTGATACAAGCATTAACTAATAGACCCAAGTTCGAATGATTCATAGCGAATGCCTAGGCTGCATACTACCGGTGATACCTCACCTGTCGTGACACTCATTTCCAGTCCACTGATTGACGTGGGGAATGCATCAAAAAAGGTGAATTTCATGTTAGGGTTCTTCTTGCTATTTTGAATGATGATCGTCATATCAGTAGTGAATTTACCAACTGTATCTTTCCAGTTTTTATACTGATCGCTATTCTTCGGAGCACCAATCGCCTCCAACCAGTTCAACACCTCAATGTAATTGGCCATATTTTCATCGACGACAAAATCCACAGTTAGATCACCGTACAATAATTGGTCAGGCAGGTTATACATTTGTCGTAGGGGACTACCGAGACCAGGTGGGGTACCTGCAATTTCGGGAATCTGAATTGACTGACAGAAAAATTCTGTGTTCGGAAGTAGATCTATCGAAAGATCAAATCCAGCTGGTGACAAATAATTGGTAATCATTGGGGTCGGTATCCATAGCCTTTACCCCTATATTTATCTAGTTTGTAATGTACAGCATTACGGATGTAGAGCTCCGATTGATCGGCCACTCTTTTAGGAAGTTCTCGCCATGATCTTGGTTGGCAAAGTCTCTATCTTCGACAGATATGAATCGAATTTTATGCTGGGGCCAATTATTGAGGATTAGATATTTTGCTCTAATCCATTCCCAAGGGGCCTCTCTAAAACAGTTAAGATGAAACTCTACAGCCATGTGTTTGACGTTTGTCTGAAGGAAAGTAATATTATCCTGTGAGAAGACATCGTACTCACCACCCTCGATATCTATTTTAAGAAAATCAATGTGGTCAGGTAGGTACTTTTGTCGGAGCTCAGAAAATGAAATCATTTGCAAATCATCATCATCTGAGTATACGTGATTATGAATATCGAGGCTATATCGGTCCTTGTCACCCACCATCGTATTGATTGGGACGACCGGACACTCGCCATGATCCATCCAATAATCAGATAGATTGGTTATCATGGCCTTCATTAGTTTCCTGCTACCCTCGACGGAATAAACCTTACTGGCACCTTTATCTAATGCATGGAGTGTGAACATTCCAATGGAAGACCCTAGGTCAACTACGACATCACCCTCTTGAACCTCTACCCACCAATCGTAATCCTTTCGATAGAAAAACTCATAATACATACCATTGACCTCTCGCATGGAAAGGTTGGCTGTATTGAGATTTTCATTCAAATATTTTTTGGGGAATTGCTCTCGAGGCCCGTTATACTTCATTCTCATTCAGTTCACTCAGATCATTAAGAAATTGATTTCTTGTAGTTGTTGTTTTCCAGAACTTGAGCTTCTTCTTCTCTTCGGTGATGAAGCGTTTGAAGGTAGCAGGTTCTGATTTCATTATAGACGAGATTGGCATTGATATCAGTTTGATTGTTTCTTGGGTAGTGCAACCGGTCTGTTTAACAATTGCCTTGGTCAGATCTGTCTTTGTCAGATTCATTATATCTATATCACCAGAACGCACAGCCTCGATGAAAGCCAGTCGAATTCCTAACCATCGAACAGCCGCAGTGTGTTCTTCGATTTTCTGATCAATTCTCTTTTGAAGGAAGTCCAATCTCCAGTCACAAAAGTCCTCGATCAATTTACCCACGGTGTCGTATTCTTTTAATTTACCATCAGGGCCGATCACGGTAATGTTTTCGGTGAATGATTTGGTCAATTTGAATTTAGAGTAAATTTGTTTCGTGTTCCATTTGGCAGAAGTGTTCTGCTTCAACTTCACCTCGAATCGAAATCCATTCTTGTCACATCGATCTTCATAGCTGACGATATCACCATCATCTTCTAGCTGATCGAGAATCTTTACATATGATTCTCTATCATAGCCGTAGGGAACCTCAGTAATCGATAGCGTGGTTTTTGTCTTCTTTCGATATGTGCCGTATACTGTAAATTTGCTTCCCCCTGTATCGGGCTCCACTGATCCTTTGAACTGAGGGAACGAGATGGGCAATTCTTTCGGGGCCTTTCCTTTTTCGATGTATTCCTTACAGGCCTTTGCGACATCTATAGGATTCCGCGGGAGAATAAGAGTGGCAAAGCCAGTAGCAATACCGCGTTGTCCGTTGACAAGTACCAAAGGTATGATTGGCACGTAGAAAGCAGGTGGTTCATGTTCTGGGTCCTCGTGTAAAGGCGACAAATCCGTGTCGGTAATATATCTATGAAAGTTTGGTGACAGTCGAGTGTAGACATATCGGGCTGCACCAGCCTCTTGTACAAGTCGTGTGCCGAATGAACCTCGACCCTCGACAAGACATACATTGTTATTCCATTCTGCAGCCATTAATTGGCCAGCCCCTGCAGCCGAGGCCTCACCATGGTTATATCCATAATCAGAGATCACACCAGATACGGCTGAGACCTTTTTAAAATCTTTCTTGGTATTGACCAATGATGAATAGAGATAAAACCTTTGCACGGGCTTTAGACCATCGATCATGTTAGGGATCGCACGGGATTCTACCGTATACATGGCAAAGTCTAACCATTCATTCTGGGCTACCTTAGATATTGGGTAATCTGTGTTTTCTTCTGTAAATGCAGTAAGATCCATTAGATCATGTACTCCTTTCTCAATTCACTTTTCTTGCCGAACATCATTTCAAAATATTTTACATCATCACATGTGACGACATCATATACGGGTTGGTTAATGATACGATCATATTCATCTTCTCGTAGTGATCCCAGTCCCTTTATGTATCGATGCTTACCATCAGACCGTTTCTTCTTTTCATGGGCCTCGTCGTATGTGTAAGACCAATCCGACCAGGTTTCATCACCCTTCATGCCACCTTTTATTCCACCCTCGGTGATCATAATCGGAGTTCGAGTAATCATCACCCGACGTTCCTCCAATAATCGAGGCCAGAACTTGTAGAAGAAGGCAATCAATAGAGGCGCGATATGTCCAATTCCATCGTGGTCAGCATCAGTCAATGTAGCGATTCGACTATAGGACATATCATCAACACTGTCTGGGTTATTAATATCGAGTCCCAGTACAGCAATCAATTCACTCAGCTCTTTGTTCTTTAAGACATCAGCTGGTTTCATATCCCACGTATTCATAATTACACCACGAAGAGGAAACGCCCCAACCTTCTTAGGATCTCGCACCTTCAATAAGAAACCCATGGCCGAATCACCCTCGACAATCTTCAGTGTCGTGTCATTGCCAGTAGCTGCAATGTGTTTGGCGACCTTAACCTTTCTCAATTTCTTTTGAGCCTGGGCCGCAGCACGGGCATCAGCAGCCATCTTCTTGGCCAATTGGGCCTCGATGATCGGGTCAATGATATCCGGTGAGGCCATAATCTTCTTGGCGATCGACTGGATGTCCTTCACCTCAGCCTGTTCGAAGTGTTCTTTCACATTCGACATTGGGTTGGTCAATCGTTCTTTTGTCTGGCTGTCGAACTTCGGGTTAGTGAAATTCCGAGCAAACATGACAAAGGTCAATCCACCTTTGATCGTCGTCTTGGCTACCTCGATTTTGTGTTTCCGTTTGATCATGGTCACCAGTTCATCGACCACATTATTCACAATGAAATCAACATACGTGCCACCCTGTCGAGTGTTCACTCCATTCACAAATGAATTCGACCGGAATCCATCCTCAGAAGGAGCGAAGAAGTAAGCCAGATTATTGGACTTCTCGATGACAGTCGCATCTGAAAAGAGTCCAGCATATTTCTTCAGATCAGCTACCTTGATCCTTCTCTTATTAAAGGAAAAGGCAATCTCAGGAAAGGCCATCTGTAGGCTGATCAGCCGATCCTCTATTAATGAAACAGTATCAAGGTCAGCAAGACTGTCAACCTCGAACAGATCGAAATCTGGTATAAAGGAAACCTCAGACCCAGAGTGAGCCTTTATTCCTTTCTTTACGGTCACACGATCTGCCCCATCTTTACA